AGAAAAGATAATCGTTCTTAGTCACTGCACGATTTTGAGAAATATATGCCTTCGGCGCAGTGAATCGAATATTTTCGATTGTTTCTGCTTGTGCTCCTGATGACGATTCATTTACAAGAGTAACATTTGCTGTGGTATTGTTTAGAATCGTATCAAGTAATCTGAAGTTTCTCAAACCATTGGCATTCAAACCGCTGGTTACAAGATAAGAAACAACGACGATATTTCCGTTTGTTAGTTTTTTACCAATTATACCATCACCGAAGTAGATCTGATATTTACCGTTTCTATTTTCTTCAATATAGTATACACGAGCATCAGCATCAACATCTGTGGCATCTTGAGCGACGATATAAGATTCTTGATTCGCATTCTCAGCAGAAACCTGAACTGTGACTTGAAGTATTGATGTATCAATATTCGTATCAGGAAGTTCAAAATATTGTTTTGGATTTGTCTGTTCGTCGTAAGTGAACGTGAAACCAGTTGGCAAGCCTTCTTTGATTTCTAAATTTTCTGCGACAAATAATCCAGTCGTAGTATTTTTCGTGACTACTCGACTTGATGGAGTGACAAAGATATAGTTTGTGCTATCTTTAGTTTCTGAGATGAATCGAGTAAATCTTGGTATGAGAACGGCACTGTTTGCGTCGTTTTGAACTGGGGTAATTGTTAGATCGATCGCTGCTCTAGCGGCAACCTTGGAGCGAGGAGTATATCCTAGAAGTTTGGCATGTGAAACGACAGACTGACGAACCAATGCAGTATCAATAAACATTTCATTGGCCACCATATTCAAATAGTAACCCATGTAGTGAGTATTGTATGCCAATAGATCGAGCAGGACAGCCATGCCCGAACCCTCAAAGTTGTAATCACTAAACTCAGACTGTGATTTGAGATAGTTCTTTAGATTATCTCTAATAATATCGAAGTCAAGTTCTGCGACCTTGAGTTTTGAGTCAGAATTTGCCATTAGCGTACTCTTTCTAAGAAGAATGTAATTGTAAGTGGTTCGGTTGTATTCTTTATAAAGAATGACATTGTAATATCATAACGATTCTCTTCATAATTCGGAGAAGCAACGACTTCTTGAATCTCGATTCTTGGCTCGTAGTTTTTTAGAGTCAAGAAAATTGCATCCTGAATCAAAGAGGTTGTCACGTTATCGATAGGTTCGAATAGAAACTTCTTCAGATTTGATCCGAGATCTGGTTTGAATGGACGTTCATAGTGAGCAGTTAGAAGAAGATTGCGGATCGACTGGGCGATTGCATTCTCGTTTAGTTTCTTAGAAACATCTTTCGTAACTGGATGAAGTCCGAAATCTAAATCGAAATCAGAAAATTTTCTAGCGATAAGAGACATTTGAACTCGTTGGGTTCTAGTTATTGATTATTTATGCTGGATCGGGGAGCTCTCCAGTAACTCCAGGATATGGATCCACGTAGTTATTTTCGAGATTTTTAGTGACAGATATTCCTGAAAACGAAACATCGAAGTCGAAAGATATGGTGGTTGGGAATCCGACCAGTTTCAAGAATTTGCAAAAATCCATGGTAAACCATTGGAATAGAGCACCCAGTCCGATTAGTTTGAAAAACTTATTGATTTTAGCCATAAACTTCTTTAGAAGGTACATTGGCCACTGTTCCGCGAAGTGTTGAGCGGCTTCTATATTACGATGAATCTTTTCCTCGTAACTTGTGACAAATTCTTCTATATCTCCGCCTATCAAGTCTAAGAGAGAATATCCAAAAATCTCAATACTCTCAAGTTTCTTTACTATCTCTTTTCGAATTTCGTTCTTCAATTCTGCAGGTGCATTTTGTATTCTCTGAACCTGAGCGTCGATAGCATTTTGAATAATAGATTGTACGTCTAGTGTCAATAGAACAGGGAGGGGTGGCAATCCTAAAGTTTCCCAGATGGTATTGAATTTATCGATCAGTTTAGCGATCGCATCGTAGATTATAAGGAGGGCAGCATTCTGTAGTCTCGCCATAATGTAAGAAAATATAATCTCGGCTCTAATGGCTTTAGAATTGACTCCATACTTCAATCCATCGTAGAGTTGATACGCAGTAGGGAGAATTGAGAATAGAGGATCTACCTTTTCTACAATTTGCGCCTTCAGTTCTGCTCTGTATGCTGGGTTCGAAAAGAGTTGTATAATATCGATAGAAATGCCAAGAACTGGGATCGTGAACGTCAACGGTATAACATTGCTGATAATCTCGATAATTTTCGCTTGAATGAATAGATGGTACTCTTGACAGAGCGCAGTAATTCGTCGTTCCCATTCTTTGTCTGGAATACTCACACCCTTGTAAACGGGATTCGATACGGAGACAGGGTAGTTGCCTAAAATTTTCTCAATGCTTTTGATGATCGATCGAACCTGCTCAATTCTCTTTTGTATAGGTTCTATTTTTTCTAATATTCTTCTTCGTGCCTCGTCCTCGGCTTGCAATGCGGCTTCTCTTACCAATTTTTCTATTTCAACTTGAAGTACCGATGGAAGATTAGCAACCTGAACAAATAGATTGGTCAATGCTGCTTTGGTCGGCAGCATTGTTCCTTCGCATGGAATAGATAAACTAATCGCCATCACTAACCACCAGAAGTATTAGATGTGGTTTTTTGTGAAGTAATTTGAACTTCTTGTAGAGTTTCGGTTTTCGGGAAGATTCGTTTACCAATACTGGTCACAACTTCTTTCACTTTACTTGCTGCCTTCAGATCTGGATCAACATTGAACTCGATATTCTTTTCAGCAGCCTTCGTCGCAACCGTATCAATTTTACCAATTAGATTATCCTTCAAGTCATTGCGAAGGCTCAAGATATCGCCCTTCTTCTCGTTGATGCTCACTTCGAAGTCAGCAACCTTCTGCGTCAATTCACCCAACGGTAGTTTATCAACAAAGCCTGAGATAACTTTATCCGCCATTTGACCCAAGTCTTTGAATGTGTTGCCGATAGAAGAAGTAATTCCGCTGAGAGACTTACCAATACTCGACCCACCAGTTTCAATCTTCTTGCCTGTCACTGTGACCTCTTCTAGTTCATCTGAGACTGCCTTCGATGCGGCTGATGCTGCGTTTGTATTTGCTGCTTCTGCTGCATCTTCGGTAGATGGTGCTGATCCACCGCCAGTCAAACCAGCTCCAGAGGATGAGGTTGCAGAACCATCCTGCATATTGATTTGAGCAGCTGGGATGTCAACAGTATCACCTTGCAATGCTGCAGTTGCGCCCTTCAAACTCAACTTCTTATTGGCTGTTAGATTTGCAACACCCAATGCATTTATGTTCATATCAGAAGTTGATTCGGCGTAGAACTTCTTGCTCTTCATACGAATATCGCCAGTTACAGAAAGATTATAGTTTCCTGCAACCTCGATGTTCATATTGCCACCAACTTTTAGATTACAATCGCCGCCTACTGTGACTGAACACTTACCGTCGATGTAAACGTAGTCTGAACCCATGACTACTGTGTAATGATCTTTCTGCACTCTTTCAACGCGATTGCCATCAGCATCAATTTCGAGATACGATCCATTTCTATGAGCAAGATGTACTCTCTCTTTTCCTGGCGTATCATCAAACTCTAATGCATGTCCTGATTCAGTTTCTAATGCATTATTGTATGGGTATTGGGGGTTGAAAGATGATGGTGGCTCGCTCCAAGTCACACCACCAGCAGATTTGATATTCTTCTTTAGATTTTTCTTTCTTGTTGCTATGATCGTTGATTCGGTTCTGCCTCTAGACAATCGATTGGTTGTTGGCTCTTTTAGATACTTTGATTTTGGATATGCTTCAGCAGCATCGTCTGGCTTCTTAGGGCGTCCGCTCAACTTTCCTGGATCGCTAAATCCAAATTGATAGTTTGGTTTCTTATCAGGCTTGCCTGGAAGAATGCCGACAATTGCAGGGTTTTGTGCATTATCACCATCAATAAAGAATCCGAAAACCATATCACCTTCTTTTGGTGTATATGAGTTTGGGCTGTTCACTGGAAGAACTGGATGAGCCCATGGAAGGCTTTCTGTTGGAATGCGCTCTTTCTTTTCTGTGTGCCAGCCAAAGCATCGCACACGAACACGACCAAGTTTCTCTGGATCATTGCGGTCTTCAACAACCCCAATCCACCAGATAAAACCCTCAAGTCCAATAAAATTTTTCTTTGCGCCTGGCATCACTTACCCTTCTTTGATAATTTATTCAAGCCTTCTTTTGCGCCTGGAATTTCTTCAGAGAATGAATCTGAGACTAATTCAACAATCGTCTCAAAAACATCTTCTGAGAATTTATGATTGAGTGCAGCAACAAGGTATTTACCAGTTCTGGCTTTATCTATTTTCTTGCCGCTTTGATTTCCTGCTTCGAACATTGGAAGTTCATATTCAACAACATCCCCAACTTTGAGTTCAATGTCACCAGGAAGTACAACTTTGATTCTGAAGTGATTGAGCATCGTCATATGCAACGCTCTTGGCTGCAACCAAAACTTTATGTCGTTGCTTTTCTCAGAGGCGGTGTCGCTGATCGCAAGATTTGTTCTAAAGAATCCATCGTATGCATCAAACAGAGTTTGATTCTTAGAGTTCTTGAAACTATTGACTGGCTTGTATTTGTTGATCAAATTACCTTGCGCTTCTGCGACAAGAAGATTATAATCATTGTATTGATAAGATTGAGAAAAGATGTCAATGCTCATCAAACGAGATGAGAACGCACCGTTTGTGATCGAACTCATCATATCAAAGTCGTTGACGATCTCAAAATCGTCTACTGAATCTTTATTGACAGATGGGTCTCTATCTGAATTCTTCACTTCAAACTTTAGTTTCTTATAGGGCTTCTGTTTGATCATTGTTTGCAATGATGTTAGATTGAAGCCATTTTTATTCTCAAAGAAAAAGTAACAAAACTTTTTTTGGTCGTATGCTCGAGCTGTTGCCCATTGAATTGCTTCAAACGGACGATAGTTTGGGATGATAAAATCAAAGTTTCCTGACGTGAGTTCTAACGAAGCAATTCTATCTGGGCTGACGGATAGTTCTTTCGTGAGAATATCAAACACAACGTCTCGAATTTTTGCAGACTTATATGCCTTACTGACGAGTATTTGCTGAGAAGAAATTGCTTCTTCTGAGCAAAAGTGTAGAATATAACTCTGACCACCTTCAGACTTTTTAGCAGGAAGGCGATCAGTGACCTTGTAGATTCGAAACATTCTATCGAAAGGAAGTTTCAATCCAGGCTTATCGATCTTGATCTTTAGATACTCATTGCCCATATAATAATGAGTTGTAAATGTACCATTACCATCGTTGATCAATATACTACCATGCATAGCAGGTGAGTATAGATCTTGGAATATCTGCAACTCAATGAATGTGCCTTTCAGTGGAACAACCTGACCACCCGAATTGATGAGATCAAGACTAATGAGGTCATAGTCTTTAGACCCAAGCATTCCATTATCAATTTTTTGACTACCCATTCAGCATCAACTCTCTAAATTCATTCTCAACTCTTGGCACGAATACTGGATCTAGTATTCGAATCTTTCTCTTCAATTCATTTTCTTCAAATTCGTGTTCGTATATTGAAATGGCTTTATTGCGAGTTACTGCGGTGAGTGTATATGATGAATAGTCACTCACTTCAGTTTTGATAACTAGCGGTCCACTCGTTAGATCTGGTAATGAATTTGGTGTCAATGCGTTAGTCGTTGGATTGACTTCAAACTCGCTAATTATAGATTTTTCTATCGTCTCTCCCAATTCAATGCCACCATACGTTGAAGTGATCGTGACCTCTCTCTCATAATGATGAATAGTGCTTTGTGCCTCTAAAATTGACATATTATATTTTTTCGAAATATACGCATCAAGAGTCGATGACTTTAGTGGCCAATCATAGTTTGGATTTATAATTACGTTGAATAGAAGAATAATCCAACTTCTATACGCATCACCGTATGCTTTATGAGCGATAATATCTGGTGTATCTTCATCACGAATGAGATACTCGTAAGAAAGGTTTACATTTTCTTTTATGTCTCTGAGAAATGCAGTACGAGCAAGAATGTTCGTAACAGACTGTGGGTTTATAGTATTCTTGTCGAACGTATAGAGAGTTCTTGGAAAATTCTCGAAGTATTTCATTAGTAACCTTCGTCGATAAGTTTCTTGTGCAGGATTTCGACTTCCTTGAATCGAAGCTGTAGTGAAATCTCTACAGGCATACCATCTTGGAATGCAGTCCACTGACCTGCGCTGCTATAGTTCACATCGATGCCCTGCAACACACAGGTTGAGACTCTAGGTAGATATGGATTTCTTTTTTGTCCAACCATGAATTCAATATCGAATTCGGAAGGTGGAATGAAGTAACGACCACTAGAGTTGGAAGGAATTTCTGGTGCAGCAAAGAAGCGTAATTTTTTTATGATGTCTGTAATCGCTGCCGCTTCTTTTTTATTTCTAGGGACTAATCTGAAGTCAAATAGAAATTCTCTATTTTGAATATTCTTGAATAGCAACTCGACTTGAGGATTGAGAGCAAGTCCTGCTGAGAATAGTAGGACGTCAGTAATACCAGCACCGAAGTTGCCAGTCTTTTCTGCAACGAGTCCACCAGCCTCAGCAAGACCACCAGAAGCAGTACCACCTGCGCCAAGACCAAAAGATGGTGTTTGTCCAGTCAATCTTTCTACTGCACCTTCGATCACACTACCGCCAGCCTGTCCAACCAATCCTGCTTTACCGAGAGCATCCGTTAGACTTACCTGATCATAGTCTGTGACCATTTGAGTGGCAAGTGTGTCTGGCATATACAAACAAATAGACGCTGCTGCTCGACGAGTCTTACGACTCAAATCAATAGCACTAACGATAACACCACTCGCAGCGCCGCCTAGTGTTGCTGTTGCACTTCCTAATACGAAAGTTTTTCCCGCATCTAAAACGCTATTTTGTTGTACAGCCTCGAATGCTGCCTCAGCTGTACCAATCGCGGCTAAACCAACGCCAATACCTGCAGCTTCTCCTGCACTAAATGGATTTCTAGATCCAGCACCCTGTCCTGCAGCACGGTTGGTATCTGCAAACGACATAACCTCAAGCCCACCCTTCATCTCTTTTTTGACTTGATATTCAGACTTTTGCTGAATACATGGAGTAAATTTCACCCAGTGAAGATTGCGATCTATGTTGCCCATGTCAGATGGGAACTTCATAACTTCAAATTCATATGGATTCTTGAATAGAGATTTCGCTGGTCCTGTTGGATCTTTGGTGATCGTAGGTTGAGCGTTTCTTTTAGCGTCTGTTGGAGATGCTTGTTGATTTGCCATCGAGTAGCCCTATAAATAGTTGTATGGCTTATAGTGGTAAATTTAGTCCTAAAAATACCAATAAATATTTAGGTGACCCAACGAACATCTGGTATCGTAGTCTGTGGGAGCGCCGAGTTATGGTGCACCTAGATGAAAATCCGAACGTGGTTGAATGGTCTAACGAAGAAATTGTAATACCATATTTATCGCCTGTGGACAATCGTTGGCATCGCTATTTCCCTGACTTCTTTGTTCGTGTTCTGAATAAGAATGGATTGAGAGAGGCTATGATTCTGGAAGTAAAACCCAAGAGTCAGTCTCAACCTCCTGTGAAGAAAACTAAGATTACTCGAAAGTACATCAACGAAGTCATGACATGGGGCGTGAACGAAGCCAAATGGAAAGCAGCCGACGTATATTGTAACGAAAGGGGATGGAAGTTTAGAGTCATCACCGAGGAACATCTAGGAATA